CCAAGAGCCCACCCCGAGCCCCCATTCCTCTTTCTGCGGTAAGGACCCAGACCAGGAAAGATCGGGGCTCACGGAGGACTACAGGGCCCTTTCCGGGCGGATTGAGCCGAGGCTGGTCACGCCGGTCAGTGCGGTTGCGAGTCTTGGCCCTGCCCAAGCCGAGTTTGCGCGCTCAAGGATGGGTATCGACTTGATGCCGTGGCAGGAGCGGGCGATCACCGACCAGCTGGCCCTGGACGCCAACGGCGACTTCCTGTTTCGTGAGGCGCTGATCTCGACGGCCCGGCAGAACGGCAAAAGCTTCGCCCTCAAGTCGCTGGCGGCCTGGTGGCTGGTTGAAGAAGCCCGCCGTCGGGGCCAACCACAGAACGTGCTCCTTGTGGCAAACAAACTCGACCGGTCGATTCCGATGTACCGCGAGATCGTCCAGTACCTTGAGGTGCACCACGGCGCCGAAGCCAAGTGGACGTCCGGCCATTTCCAGTGCACGATGCCCGACGGATCAACCATCAAGGTCGTCGCCGCCAAAGACAACGTCCATGGCCTAACCCTTGACCTCATCCTGATCGACGAGATTTGGGACGTCGCCCCGTCCGTGGTGTTTGATGCGCTCCGGCCGTCAATGATCGCCCGCCGAAACCCGTTGCTGTCCATGTGGTCGACCGCGGGCGACGAAGGATCAGCCACGATGATCCGATTGCGTGAGCAGGCGATCAACGCGATCGACGCCAGTCGACAATCCCGGCTCTACTTCGCCGAATGGTCCATGCCGGAAGTCGATCCCGGCGACCGGCGCTATTGGCCCTGGGCCAACCCAGCCCTCGGCACGACGATTACCTGGGAGGCGCTCGAGGCGCAGGCCGACGGCGGTGACCAAGCCGCATTCCTGCGCGCCCACCTGAACCTATGGGTGAGCGCCGCCAAATCCTGGCTCCCGGTCGGCCTATGGACGGCCCGCCGAGCCGAAGTCGACATCCCGGCCGGTGGCGTCCTGGCCGTTGATTCCAGCCTGGACGAGTCCCGCTACGTCGGCGTCCGGTGCGTGCCGATCGACGGCGGCGTCATCGCCCACGTCGAATTCGTGGTCGAAAAAGAGGACGCCATGTGGGCCGAAATCGAACGCGTCATGGCCGACCCCAAAATCACCCTGGCGATCACACCCGGCCTTGAGATACACACCCCGCTTCCGCTACGCCGTCGGACCGAGACTGTCGGCTACGGCGAACTCGCCCGCTACACCGCCGTCGTCCGATCCATGATCACCGAGGGCAAGTTGTGGCACGACGGCTCGGTCGCCCTGGCCGAACACGTCCAGCGCGCCGTCCTGGTCAAAACCCAAGCCACCACCGTCGTCTCAAGTCAGAAGTCGCCGGGCCCGATCGAGCTGTGCCGATGCATGATTTGGGCCGCGGCCATGGCCTCCAAACCCGCGTCAAAACAGCGCGTCGCGTTCGCCGTCGGACACCAGTAGACAACTATCCACAGGCTGTGGGAAACTCCGGCCACACCCATGGGCATCTTTCGACGCACCGTACCGCCCGCATTCGCGACCGCGGAGATCAAGGCCCAGGCCGGTTCGTCCGTCGCTGGACTCAACGAGGTCTACACGTACACGATCGGTACCGCCGAACAAAAGGCACTCCAGTTGCCGACGATCAGCCGGGCCCGTGACCTCATCGCCTCCATGATCGGCTGCCTAGACCTTGTGCAGTACCGCCTCCAGTGGGACCCGGCCGAGGAGGAATACGACAAGGTTTACATCGAGGGCGAGTCCTGGTTCACCCGACCCGACCCCAAGGTCACCCGAAATTTCATCATGTCCAATACGTTCTCGGACCTGTTCTTTCACGGCCGAGCGTTCTGGTACATCACCTCGAGATACAACACCGGCTACCCGGCATCGTTTCAATGGCTCCCGGCCGCGAACGTGTCGACCTTGGATCAGGCCGGCCCGCAATGGTTCACCATTTCCGACGAGGTCGAATTCAACGGCGTCGAACTACCCCAAGAGAACGTCGTTCAGTTCCTGTCGCCGATCATGGGCATGATCTACACCGGCCAAATCGCCATGGACACCGCCTACAAACTTGACACCGCGGCCCGCCGATTCGCCGTCAACTCCATCCCGAGTGGCTACCTCCAACAGCGCGGAGGCGAACCCATGACCGCCGAGGAGCTCGGCGAACTCGCCGCAGGATGGGCGGCCGCTCGACGCAACAACAGCATCGGCGCACTCAACGAATTCGTCGAATGGAAAGAGTTCGCGGCCGACCCGTCGAAGTTGCAGTTGGTGGAGGCCCGCCAGTATCAGGCGCTCGAGCTCGCCCGTCTCGCCAACATTCCGCCCTATCTCGTCGGCGCGCCCACCGGCACTGGAATGACGTATCAGAACGCGTTGCAGGCCCGCCAGGACCTGTACCTGTTCGGCGCCAAGCCATACATCGACTGCATCCAAGAGACCCTGTCCGGCGACACCATCATCCCACGCGGCCGCCACATCGAATTCGACCTAGACGACTATCTCGGCGACAACGAAATGGTGGACACACCACTCGTGGACACGCCCACCTCAATCAGAGAGGATGTCGACTAATGACCGACAAAATCAACCTGACCGCAGGCCACTTCACCATCGACGCACAAGCAGCGGACGGCACCCCCTCGCGCTCGATCACAGGCCTAGCCGTACCCTGGAACGTGACCACCACCGACTCGCTCGGCACGAAAGTCATGTTCAAGCCGGGGTCGTTGCCCGAGGACGGCCGACCCCCGCGGCTGCTCGAGGGCCACGACTCCGGCAAGGTACGCGGACTCGTCACCGAACGAGTCTCTACCGACGAAGGCATGATGTTCACCGCACGCCTCGCCGAGACACGAGACGCCGACGACACCCTGTCACTGCTTCTCATGGGCGCCTACGACAGCGTCAGCGTCGGAGTCACCCCCACCAAATTCTCGTTCGACAAGAACGGCACCATGGTCGTCGAAGCCGGCCGATGGTCCGAACTGTCGATCGTCGCCGAACCCGCTTTTGAGCAGGCTCGGATCAGCCAAGTCGCCGCCTCCGCACCGGAGGAGGACAACGACGAAACACCCGAAACCCCAACCGAGTCCGAGGAGGATTCAGCAATGACCGAAAACCAGCCCGTCGAGGCCGCCGCACCCGCCACGGTGCCGACCTCTCTGTTCGCAATCCCGAAGCGCGAATTCAAGATGCCCTCGGCCGCCGAGTACATCGCCGCATTCACGCGCGGAGGCTCCGACTTCGCACAGCTCAACGCCAACATCCGCGCCGCAGCTGGCGACGACATCACCACCGACACGCCGGGCCTGCTCCCGACGCCGGTCGTGGCCCCGATCTTTGATGACATCAACCCGTTGCGCCCGCTCGTGTCGGCGCTCGGCCCGCGCTCGATGCCCCAGGCCGGCAAGGTGTTCATCCGGCCCAAGATCACGACCCACACCGAGGTTGGCAACCAGGCCACCGAACTCACTGGCCTCGACACACGCACCATGGTCGTGGACGACATCCAGGTGACCAAGAAGACGTTCGGTGGCACCGTGTTGCTGTCCGAGCAGGTGATCGACTGGTCCGATCCGTCGATGCTGTCGGCCGTCCTCAACGATCTCGCGGGCCAATACGCCCTCGCCACCGAGAAGGAAGCGGTCGACACGATGGTGTCGGAGATCGACTCCAACAACCGTGAGGTGACCGACTTGACCGACGCCGAGGAAGTCGTCGCCGACCTGTACGCCGTCGCGGCGTTGATCGCAGGCGTCGGCAACTACCTCCCGACGCACCTGATCGTTTCGCCCAAGACGTGGGCCAAGCTCGGCTCGCTGATCGACCAGCAGGGTCGCCCGGTGTTCCCGCAGACCGCCCCGATCAATGGCATCGGCACCTTGCCCGGTGGCGTGACCGGCTGGAACGGCAACCCGCTCGGCCTCCAGTTGGTCGTGTCGAACCAGATCAGCACCCAGGCGATCCAGGCCAGCGCGCAGGAAGCCGAGGACTACATGTTCCTCGCCAATGCCCGCTTCATGGAAGTGTACGAGCAGCAGAAGGGCGCGATCTCGATTGAGGTGCCCTCGACGCTCGGCCGTCAGGTTTCGTTCCGCGGCTACTTCGCCTCCGTCGTCATGGACGCCAAGATGGTATGGGCCCTCGGCCCGGCCGTCTGACCCAACTGAAGGATTGAACAATGCCCACTTACTCCATAACTCACGCCATGAGGCTGGGTGGTGTTGGTGTTGTTCAGACCCTCACCTCCACGGATGTCACTGTCGGGCAATCCGTGGTGGTCGCAGGCGTTGGGAACGGTCTCGACGGCACCTACACCGTCGTGGCCGTTCCCACCGCCCAGCTGGGGGACAGTGACGATGAAGGCGCCGACATCTACGACTACGACCAAATCATCGAAAACCAGTTGCTGTTCATCGACGCTGGAAGCGACGTTCCGCGCGGGCCCGTCAGCCCGTTCGGCACGCTCACCTGGACGCCAACCTGCACCTGGATCACCTCGAGCAACGTCACCGAGTTTCTCGGTATCGCGACCGCGTCGGCAAATGACACTGCTTTCATCACCACCTGCGTCAACGCGGCAAACGCCTGGGCGTACCGCAAACGCCAGGAGGCCGGTTACCGCGACAGCCTCACCACCAGCCCCGGCGGCGATGTCACCTTGGGAACCACGCTGTTCGCCGCAGCCATGTACCGGCGTCGAGGCTCCATCGACGGATTTCAATCGTTTGACGTGATGGACACCACCCAACCCGCCATGTCCATGGGCGACATCCACAAGCTCTTGGGCGTCAACCGTAGCCAGGTGGCCTAATGACCGCCGTCGGCCCTCTCAACGACGTCAGGAACGCTCTCACGGCCGAGATCACTGCGGCCGGCTACGTCCCGGTCACCGACCCGCGCAACGCGCGCCCGTTGACCGTGTTCGTCGAGCTTCCGACCATCACCGCCGTTACCCCGAAAGTCTTGGACTTGACCTGGACGCTCCGAGTGCTCGGCGCACCGCCAGGCAACCTCGACGCGCTCGACTGGATTTTCACGGCGGTCGACATTCTCATCCAACGCCGATCGCTCGCGATCGTCGCCGGAACCCCATCGTTGGCACAGATCGGAACCCAAGAACTGCCCGCCTACGACCTCACCTCGCGCTACGG